ACTCACAATCAACTGAAACGTTCTTTGATGATGGAACATATTTCATTTCTACTGCTTTTAATGGATCAGCATCAACATCTAAATCAAAATCAATACATACTCTTGCAATCTATTATGATGGATTTACAGGTACAGTTGAAGTACAAGGTGACTTAAGTGAACAGCCTAGTTCTTCACACGATGATTGGTTTTTAATCTCACCAAAATTGTTCTCAAATCCAACAATTACTGTTAATAACGAGAGTGGAGTTCAAGCATTAGTACTTGAATCAAACGTAAATTGGATAAGAATTAGATATCAAGCAACTGCAGGAACAATCAAAAAAGTTCTACTGAGAAACTAATTACTCTTGACATTTGGTGCTAAAGGTACTATATTAACAGTATGGACCTTCAGCAAGTAATATATAGACATATACCTGGTAAGAATAGACAAGCAAGTGGTGGTTGGCTTAGTTTCAACTGTCCTTGTTGTATCGAGGAAGGCGAACCTCGACTAGATACCAGAATGCGAGGGGGTGTTCGTAGCGACGGCGATTCCATATCCTACCATTGTTTTAATTGTGGGTTCACTGCAAGTCACCGAACCGGAAGAATACTTAATAGAAAATTTCTAAAACTCTTGCGTAATTTAAATGTTTCTGAAGGAGAAATCAAGCGTTTACAGTTGGATGCTATCCGTCAGAAAGAATTGTCTGAAGGTCCATACCAAATAAAAAGAAATAAACAAAACTTTGTTCTTCCAAGATTTAAAGAATGTGATTTGCCTGAAGGCTCAGAAGAATTACAAAGTGTGTTATCAAAAGATAATCCACCAGAAGAGGCAGTGTTTTGTGCAAAGTATCTAATAGATAGAGGCGTATTTGATTTTATTGATGAAGTATATTATTCTCCTGATATGAGATTTAAAAACAGAGTTATATTTCCATTCTATCAAGGTGATAAAATAGTTGGTTACACTGCACGTGATATTACAAATAATTCTAGTGCAAAGTATATTACTAAATCTCCAAAAAACTTTTTATTCAATACAGATAGAATAAAATCCAAGACTAAATATCTTATAGTTTGCGAAGGTATCATTGATGCACTGGCATTAGATTGTATCGCTATAACAAGCAATGAGGCTTCTCAAGAACAAATAGATTACATAAACCAATTCAAAGGCGAAGTGATTGTATGCCCTGATAGAGATAAAGCAGGACAAAAATTAATTCATCAAGCACAAGAAAATGGTTGGAGTGTATCTTTTCCTTTATGGGAAGACGATGTTAAAGATGCCGCAGATGCAATACATAAGTATGGTAAACTGTATACACTTAACAGTATCATTGAGGCACGTATAAGTAATAATACAAAAATAAGTGTGAAAATGAGAATAGGATAAAAAAACATAATGAAAAAGAAAGTAACGATTATTCCGGAACCAAAAGAACAACCGAAACCAACTCCCCCACCTCCTCCACCAATGCCTCCGCAACCGCCGAAGCAACCAGGTGAGTACAGTAAGGACAATGGTATTCTTTTTATGGAGAAAGAATTCAATCAAGAAAATTGTATGCCTTTGGTAAAAATGATTATCGAATATAATCTTATGCCAAAAGATAAAGCACCAAAAACAATTCATCTATATATTAATTCACCAGGTGGATTAGTAGATAGTTGTATGCATTTAATTGATACGATTAAACAATCACGTATTCCTGTATATACTTATGGTATGGGGTGTATTGCAAGTTGTGGAGTTATGTTGATGATGTCTGGTGTAAAAGGTCATCGTTATCTTACACAAAATACGGCAGTTATGTCACACGAATTCAGTGGTGGTCAAAAAGGACAATACCACGATATGTTAGATAGTAAAAAGCATATGGATTGGACAAATGAAAAACTGTTAGAACATTATATAAAGTGTACAGGCAAAACAAAAACATATATTCGTAAACATTTGTTGGCACCAAAAACAGACCATTGGTTAACTCCTGAAGAGGCAGTTAAACACGGTATTGCAGATAAAGTTATCACTACTTACTGATGCCTAGATTAGTGACATTTGGTTGTAGTCTAACCTACGGTCACGGGCTTGAAGATTGTTTTGTTCCACCTGTTCACCCTGGTCCTAAACATAGTAATCTTGCTTGGCCAACTATAGTTGCAGACAAATTTAATTTAAAACTTGAAAATCGTTCTCAACCTGGATTAAGTAATAGAGGTATATTACATAAAATACTAGAATTTGAATATGAAAAAAATGATATAGTTGTAATAATGTGGACTAACGTATATAGATGGTCTAAAATACAAACAAATCGTATTGAAAATTATGGTCTTTGGTTAGATACTCCTTATGTAAAAATGTTGGCGGAACACGCAGACGAATATGATTTAACGTTAACATCAGCACATTGTGCCAATCTTTCTTATCATCATTTAAAAGAAAAAACAGATGTAAGACAAATACATATTATATCTGGTTCTGGAATAAAGTATGATACTCCTTGGAGAATGGATAGTTTTCAATGGAACCAAGTAAAATTTGAAAATTATAGTTTTGGATTACGGGACAAATATCCATTAGCATTGGATAATGCACATCCTGGACCAGAAGCCCACAAACAATTTGCAAAACTTGTTGTGAAATCTATTGACAAAGTGTAACAATTTTGTTAAGATAATACTTATAATAACTTCACAGAGGACTTATATATGAAAATCATAGCAGGAAACAGTAACAGAGAGTTAGCAGAAAAGATTGCTGAACATTGTTTTACTGATTTAGTACCAGCAAAGATTGATACGTTTGCTGATGGCGAATGTAATGTAGAATTTCACGAAAACATCAGAGGTGAAGATGTTTTTATAATACAAAGTACAAGTAGTCCAGTTAATGATAGTTTAATGGAACTTATGATTATGATTGATGCGGCCACACGTAGTTCTGCAAAAAGAGTTACGGCAGTTATACCATACTTTGGTTATGCAAGGCAAGATAGAAAAAGTGCATCACGTACACCTATTACTGCAAAACTTGTATCGAACTTACTTACTAAAGCAGGTGCAGATAGAATTTTAACTATGGATTTACACGCAGGCCAAATTCAAGGTTTCTTTGATATTCCTGTAGATGATTTAACCTCAAGATTAGTCTTTGCAAAAGACATTAAAAGAAAAGTTATTAAAAAGTTAGAAGAACCTGTTATATTCGTTTCACCAGATGCTGGTGGTACAGTAAGAGCAAGAAAGTTTGCAGATATGTATCACGCCAACTATGCTATTGTTGACAAACGAAGACCAGAGGCAGGTAAGGCAGAAGTTATGAATTTGATTGGTGATGTTAAAGGTAAACACGCAATCTTGGTAGATGATATTATCGATAGTGGTGGAACTCTTTGTAATGCGGCTCAGGCAATTTTAGATGCAGGAGCATTAAGTGTTAGAGCATATATTACACACGGTGTATTGAGCAATGGTGCTTGTCACAAAGTTGAAAGCAGTGTTCTTGAGGAATGTGTTATCACAGATAGTATTAAATTTAGTTGTCCTGATAATTGTAAAAAGACTAGAGTAGTTAGTGTATCCCAGTTATTAGGAGAGGCGATACGTAGAGTTAGCAATGAAGAAAGTGTCAGTAGCCTCTTTACAATGAAGATTAGTTAGGAGAAGAATGATTAGAGAAACAGATTGGTCTAAAAAACTACACTGGACAACAACTGCTAGTGAAAAAGTTTTATTAGGTTTCATAGGAACCTTAACAATGATTGCCGCCGGTTTAGATATCTACAGAATGGTAGTTGTAGATATGAAAATCGAGTTAGGTGATTTATTCTTGTTGTTCATTTATGCAGAGATTGTTGGTATGGTAGGTGCATTTTATTCAAGTAATAGAATACCTGTTACATTACCGATTATAATTGCAATTACGGCTTTATGTAGATTGATTGTTTTACATAGTAAAGAAGCCGATCCTTGGATGCTTTTTGCAGAAGCAGGTGCTATTGCTATATTGGCAGGTGCGGCATATATGATGTCGTTAAAAGACAAGTTAAGTTTAGATAAAGAGTTGAGAAGAAAGCGACTTGACAAATCAAAATAAAAAGAGTAGACTATACAAATGGCTGAAATAAAAGATTATAATTTAGATTTACAAAAGTTATTCGTTCAGTTTATGATAACTGATCCTGAATTGTATTCTAGAGTACGTGCTATCATTGATCCAAAGTTTTTTGATAGAAGTATGAGAAAAGTAGTAGACTTATTGGTTAGTCATAGTGAAGAATATTCAACAGTTCCTACGCCAGACATTATCAAAGCACAAACAGGCGAAGATATCGAAAAGTTAGATAATATTGTACAACATACAGATTGGTTCATCGATGAATTTGAAACTTTCTGTAGACATAAATCAATCGAAAAAGCAATTATCGATAGTGCAGATTTATTAGAGACTGGTAGATATGGCGAAGTAGAATCTAGAATTAAAGATGCAGTACAAGTTGGACTAGCACGTTCACTTGGTACAGATTATTTTGAAGATCCTAGGTCAAGACTTGAAAAACTAAAAGATAATAATGGACAAATATCTACAGGTTGGAAAGCACTAGATGATAAACTCTATGGCGGTATCAATCGTGGTGAGATTACAATTTTCGCAGGTGGTTCAGGTGCTGGTAAATCTTTGTTTATGCAAAATATGAGTTTGAATTGGGCACAACTAGGTATGAATGTTGTGTATTTCACTTTAGAACTTTCAGAAGAATTATCAAGTATGCGTATGGATGCGATGCTTACAGATAGAAGTACAAAAAGAATTTTCAAAGAACTAGATGATGTAGAATTACAAGTTAAAACTAAAGGTAAAAAATCAGGAATGCTAAGAGTTAAATATCTTCCTTCTGGTTCTACAGTTAATGACTTGCGTTCATATCTAAAAGAATTACAAATACAAACAGGTAAAAAAGTAGATTGTATGTGTGTTGACTATCTTGATTTGTTAATGCCAGCAACTAAGAAAGTTCCTGCAGGTGATTTGTTTATCAAAGACAAGTATGTTACAGAAGAAATTCGTAACTTTGCAATGGAAACTGAGACAGTTATGGTAACTGCATCACAGTTAAACAGAAGTGCAGTTGAAGAAATTGAGTTTGACCATTCACATATTGCAGGTGGTATCTCAAAAATTCAAACTGCTGACAATGTTATAGGTATCTTCACAAGTCAACAGATGCGAGAACGTGGACATTATCAATTACAACTGCTTAAAACACGTTCATCTAGTGGTGTAGGGTCTAAAATTACATTATCATTTGACAGAGATAGTCTAAAAATTGAAGATGATGTTGACGGACACGATGATGGCGATGGTCAGCAAATTTCAAGTGCATTAAATATAATGGATACATTGAAAAAGAAAACAGTTGTCAATGAAGAAACCGAAGAAAAACAAGAAAAAACAGACGCCGCACAGAATTTAAGAGATATGGTCAGATCCAAATCACGTTCATTTCTTGAGTAAAATTGATAAATACAGAAGAACGGAGATTATCAATGAGTAAACCACGTAAAAGTCTTTTTGAAGAATTAAACTCTTTAGCATATTCAAATGAAAGAGAAAGATTCGTAGAACAAAAAGGCGAGAACTTGATTTCTGGAGCAATCAATCTTATCGAATTTATAAATCGAGAGTTTGATGAAGAAACGGCATCTGACTTAACAAAACGATTAGTCAATAGTATTCGCTCTGGCGATCCTAGAAAGTTCAAACGTGGGATCAATTCAGCCAAGGCGAATAAGAAATGACACTAGAGCAACAATTAGACAATCTAAGAAAACTTGCAGGCATATATAAACCATATGCTCCAAAAGAACCTGCTCAAGAAAATATTTCTTATACAGGTACAGAGAAATCAAAACTTCAAAAGAAACATAACATTCAACCAGGAACAGATGAATGGTTTAGACTTTGGTTTGCAAAGCCACATTTAACTGGTGAAACTCCTTTTGGAGGAAATAAATGAAGATAAGAGATATTATAGGTAAAGGTAGAGAACGTAGATTTAGAGGTCCAAGAAAGCCACGTTTAAAACAAGTAGGCTTTCACAAAAAGATGAAAAATCTTTTAGATAATGAAATCTCAGAAGATAAGAATACACATTTAGACCACGCAGAAGAACTTGTGTTTATACAAGGCAATGAAGGTATAAAACGTATTGTAAATTCTTTCTCAACTCTTTTAAATACACTTGATGGACAAGGCGGTGGTGATGCAATTACTACTAAATGGGATGGTGCTCCGGCTGTATTTGCTGGCACAGATCCAGAAGATGGAAAATTCTTTGTAGGTACTAAAGGTGTATTTGCTCAGAAGGCAAAATTAAACAAATCTCCAGAAGATATTGAAACAAATCATCCTGATACAACTAAGAATGATGAGCCTGTAAGTAAAGCAGGGTTACGTAGTAAATTAAATGCATCATTAGAACATTTAAAAGACTTAGGTATTGCAAATGTATTACAAGGTGATTTATTATTCACTAAGGGTGATTTAAAACAAGTTAATATTGAAGGTAAACCACATATTGCATTTAAACCAAATACAATTAGTTATGTTGTACCTGCTGATAGTGATACTGCTAAAGCAATGATGGCGGCAGAGTTAGGTATTGTATTCCATACAAGTTATGAAGGTAATAGTATGGAAGAAATGAAAGCAAAATTTGGATTTGACGCAAGTGAATTAAGACCATCATCAAAAGTTTGGTTTACAGATGCAAGAATTAAAGACGTATCTGGTCAAGTACAGTTATCAAAAGAAAATAGTGCAAAGATACGTTCAGCGATAAAAGAATTAAGTGCAATGTCAGTTGATGAAGATACTTTCAAAGCAATTAATCAGAAGATTGGTGGACTAGAACTAGTTCACGAAATAAAAGCACACGCAAACTTACCAATTAGAAATGGACAAGCATTAGAACAAGATGCAGATAAATTTGCAAATGACTTTTTAGTAAAATTACAAAATAAATTTGATGATGCAGTAGCAAAATTAAAAACAGGACCTGAAGGAAAAGCAGGTCAGGCTAAATTACAGGCTAAAGCAGAAGTTGAACAAATTATAAATAACAATAAGAAAAATATTGCTGATATGTATCGTGCATATTTAAAATCTGAGGCAGTTAAGATGATGTTTCAGAGAAAAATGAAGAACATAAAAGCAATAGATAGTTTTATAGAGCAACCAGACGGTTCTTTTAAAGTAACAGACCCTGAAGGTTTCGTAATTGTGGATCAAATAGGCAGAGCAATGAAAATAGTCGATAGATTAGAATTCAGTGCGGCCAACTTTGCAAAGGATTAATATGATGTTAAGTAAAGAATGCAAAGCACATCTAAAAGAATCAGGAATGGGTCCGTTTGAACACGCCCGTTTCGCATTAGGACTTGCATTCGAACTTCAGGTCGCAACTGCGGCTTTAGTTGTTCACGCAGTGGCTCCAAGATGTTGTAAAACATATGCAAGTGATAAAATTTTAGATATTGCGGAACGTTTAAAAGAGATGAAAAATGGAAAGTAAATTAAAATTAATACCTGATTTAACTGAAAGCAGATTATTCAGAACAAGACAAAATCAAAGTAAGTTAAACGTAGATGATGCGGCAGAATTAACATTTGCATATTTTATGATTTTAAATATGTTTAATAAAGATTATGAATTTGCTCCATTGGCAAAAGATTATGCTAATAGAACAATGCAATATCGTAATTTTGATTACTTTAGAATGAGTGGTACAGATTTATATGCAACACTAAATCGTATGATGGGTAAACAACAAGATTTAGATGACGAAAGAGATAAGATTGCAATTAGTCGTATCAATATAAAAAGACAAGACGTACTAAGATATCTAAATCATATTGGTTCAAGTAAATCAGACGCAGGATTTGAACAAAGAATGTTATTAAGATTTCAACGTGACTTAAATATACAAGATAGTATGTTAAGGTCTATGAGAAGATTGGTAGCAGATTGGGATAATCTAAATCAAAATCAAAAAGCACTAGTTACTACAAGAATGATGCAATATACACGTGCAAAAGCAATGCGTAGTGAACTAATGCCTGCTCTAAAATCGTTTCAAAAACGTGGAAACTACATAGTTAACGATGAGAAAGATACTAAAAAGAGCATTTGGAACAATCCAATAACTAAAACGGCGGCGGCCGCGGCTGTTATATACGGTGCCCGTAAAGCAGGTAAGGCTCTAGGTAAGACTACATATCAAACAGGTCGTACATTAGGAAATAAATACCAAAATCGTGGTAAATAAGGCCCATTTTTCCTCAAAAAATGATAAATAAAAGCATAGAGCGATATAATTATATGCTCAAATAAATTCATTTAGGAGAACTAAAATGGCAAAAGTACACGAAACATATTCAGCAGGTCAATTCCTTACTGGTAACTTAAATCACTTCACAGTGACAAAAACTGGTATGGCTTCATCTGACCTAAAAGCAATCATTGAAGGTGCTGGCACAAGAGCAACAGTTGTTCTTGTTGGTGCAATCGATGGTAACGATGTAAGAATTGCAGTAGAAAACAACGGCGCTTGGGATGCCGCTGGTCTAGACGCGGCTCTAGGAGCAGACTTCTCAGTGGCGGATTTCGCTTACTAATTTTACCCCCCTGGACGTTAGTCCAACCCCACACTTTGCGTGTATTAAAAGGCCCGGTTTTTAATCGGGTCTTTTTTTATTATATACAAAGATAAATATAAGTAATATAAAGCATATTGGAGTAAACTTATGGCAAAGATACACGGCGCGGCATCGGCAGGAGAAAATCTAACAGGGAACATAAATTTCTATACGATTTATGTAAAACAATTAGATATGACTGCTACAGGAAATGTTGCAGAACAGTCACAACAAAATTTTGATGATGTTGTGAACTTAATCTCTTTGGTAGCACAACCTATTGTTATGAATAACCCTTTGTCAGTTACATTAGACGGTCTAGCACCATCAATGACTGGTCCTGGTATGTTATTTAAGTTTGCAGTAGAGCATCCAAGAGTTTTTGAAAGAAACGGAGACAACGTTTCAGTTCTAAAAGAACTATTTGAAGGCGTACAAATCGAAAATACTGTACTTCAAGAAGGTACAAACATCGAATTTGTAATGTCTGACATTCTATAAACAATTTCTATTAAATTTCAAGGCGGAGAGAGCAATTTCTCCGTCTTTTCTTTTCTATTCATAGATAACCTTTGGACCTAACAATGATAAATACAAACAATGGGATTTAATCTCAAGTAGGAGTTATTTTTTATGTCAGATATAGATGCAAAATTGGCGGCACTAGAAACAGAGAGTTTAGAAACTCACGTAGCAGTTTGCCACGAAAGATATAAAAATTTAGATACAAGTATTAATAGATTAGAAGGTCTAATTGAAAAGAATGCGTCTGATACTAAAGAAGGATTAGGCGAATTAAAGAAAATAATCATTTGGGCAACTTCAACTCTATTTGGAACTATGTTACTTGCATTACTTACATCAGTCTTTGGAGGACTATAATGTTATTAAATGAAGTAACAGATGATGTATACGAAGCCAAACTGGTTTATGCTCGTAAGGGCAGACAAGTTGTACGTAAATATCGTTGTTCATCAGGTCGTCTAAAAGGTAAAACAGTATCTAACCCAAGTGCTTGTTTTAAACCAGTAGATATTAAAAAAAGATTTACTCTTGCTAGAACAAAAGCAAAAATGGGTGCTAGATTAAAAAGAAAGTCTGCTATGACTAGAAGAATGAATCCAGCAAGTAGACGTTTGAAAACGTTGAACAAACGATAAGAGGAGATAGAGCAATGGAATTAAAAAAAGATATTATGAATTCAATGAACGAAGATATTTCTGATAAGATTGCAGATATTGCCGATTTAGTTGGTGAGAAAGAAGAAGTTGTTCGTGATAGATTAAAAACTTTAAACTTTCGTGATTACATTGAACTATCGAAAGCAGTTAGAAATACAGAAATGGAAAAAGCAAGAGATATTCTTGGGCTTGGACTTGAAGAAACAGAGTACAAGTATGATGGAAAACTTGTACATATTTCTAAAGAAGAATTTAAAAAAGTAAGCGGTGACTACAAGAACGATACACCAGGTGAAGAACGTATGGTTATTTTAGATCCTGAGTCAGGTGCTACAATTTCAGTACCAGTTAAATTTATTGGTGAAGAAATTGAAGAAGTAAATGAAGACGAAAAAAAGGTTGCGGCGGATATTAAAGATTATGTTGATGACCACAAAAAACATTTTGATGCGTATCCAATGGACGTAGAAGTTGACGATAAGATTTATGATTATGATGAATACTGGAAAATATTAGACAAGTATTATCCAGTTAATGAATATAGTCAAGGTGGAACACAAGGTACAATGACACCAGGTGAAATGAGAGGCGCACAAGCACAAGCAGGCGCTCAACAAGGTCAAGAAACGACTCCACAGAATAAAACTAAAAAAGCACAAGCAATGATGCGTTTAGGTAAAAAGAATTTAGGCGGAGCAACTGCACAACAGGCGGCTGATGCACTAGATAAAGCAGGACAAGGTAAACCATTAACACCAATTCAGCGTAAGGCAATGGCTCAACAAGCGGCCAGCGTTGACCAGTTAGCGGCAGATCCAAAAACTGCAACACAATTTAGAAACTTATTAAATAAACTTAATAAGTAATAGGGGTAGTATATGAGATTAAAAGAAGTATTAGGTGGATTATACGTTATGGTTACTGAGGAAGAAAATGATTTAATTATGAAGTATTTCTCAGAAAACGAATACGTAAATGAAACTCAATTAACTGAAAGAGAACAGGTAATTGCAAATAGACTATCACACAAAGGTGTTCTTATGCCATCTTTAAGAGGGTATAGGACAGTATAACGGAGGACTTTATGACGGCACCAAGCAAAAAAGATGTAGATTCAATGGCGAACATTCTTAGAGCAATGTCAGGCGATAAGAGTGGTTTGATATCAGAGGCATCTAATAACCAGGTACAGGGTAACGATAACGTAGATATTACTCCAGGCGTTAAAAAAGCAGATATTAAGGCTATGGAAAATATTATGAAAAACTTTCAAAATGCAACATCTAACGTTGCACAGAAAGTTGCTACAACTATTAACGAGGCCAAAAAAACCGAAAAAGGTATTCAAGTAGGTTATTATTCAGTTGAGAAAACATCTGATGAGGCATATGATATTAAAGACAGTAGAACACAAGATACTCTTTTTGAAAGTATTCGTCTTTATGAGACTGCATATGTAATCGTTAAACATCTCAATAAGGGTAAGAAAATCAATTCAGAAGATATTACTAAGGTAATTTCCGCAAATGCAATATTTGAAAAGTATTATTACGATGCTTTACAACACAAACATTCATACAAAGTTGCTAAAAAACGTGGTGATTTACATAAAATGGATATCGCTGAGGCTCGTTTTAGTCGTTCTAAGTCAGAAGCCAAACAGGCAAAATCGCAGATTTCTAAGATTTTCGAATCAGAGAAAAATTAAATCCACGAATTTAATCCAAAAAGATAAATACATAGTATAAACTATTATGTAATGGGGCAATAACCATGAGAAGTACAAATTTTTTTAAAACAGATACGATAGCAGTATCGTCACGTTTAAATGAGTTTTTGAAAAGAAATTTCGATTATGAAATCGAAGGTGATATCGATACTCTACGTGAGGCGAAAGCAAAACTGGAAGCAAAAAAGCGTGATATGAATCCAGACTTTCAGGATCGTTCATATGTTGAAACTATGCTTATGCTTGAAACTATCAAAGCATTATTAAAAGCACACAATGAAAACGAAGTGAACGAAGGCGGAAAACACAAGTATGTGTCAGACGCACAACGTAAGGCTGTTCACGCCAAGAAAGCCGAAGCAAAAAATGAAACAAAGGAACCAGAGATGGAAAAAGAAACTAAAAAAGTGGAAGAGAAATCAGTCGAGGCTCCTAAAGAAGAAAATTTAGAAGAATCACTTTTAGACCAGTTAAACAAACTATTAGAAGGTGATGCGGCTGAGGCAGAAATCACAATGGCGGCACGTGGTATCGTTGATGAACTACAAGACGTTGTTGAGAAATTAGGCAAAATTCAAAACGACCAATTAGGTCCTCTAGCAGACGAAATGTCATATACTCACGGACCACAACAAGCAGAAACATTTAAATCTTCTGTTGACCAAGCGATTGCAGGTTTATTAGACCAAGCACGTTCAACTAAAGATGCAGTTAATAATGCGGCTCTTGTTTTATCAGGTGAGGCGGCACCAAGCGAAATGGAACCAGCACAAGCAGAATTAGGCGGTGATATGCAAGACGATATGGAAGCAGATATTACGGCTGATATTGCAGGTGGTGACGAATCAGCATCTGGTGAGGCAGAAGAACCACTTGGCCGTTCGAAAAGAGACTAATAATGAAACTTGCTAGTCTGTTAAGCGAAGATAAAAATTATCAGGCTCAGTTACGCAATGATATAAATGCGTATCTAGTTCGCTTGAAGGCAAATGATATTGGTACTGTAGGTACCGATATGTTAGTTGATGAGTTAACAGGAATGGGTTATAGTGTAACTCCAGAAAGTTTAGTTGACTTGTTAGCAAATAGTAAGTATGTAAGTAAGGTCACTGTCGATACTATTGACCTCGCAGGAGCCCCATCAGGCGGGAAAGATAGAGAGAAAGATAGTGAAAAAGTAAAGGATCTAGCAGTTAAGACTGCCAAGAAGAGGATATAAGTTATGGCATTAATTATCAAAGGTGAACAAAAAATTATATCTAAGGAAGAAATGGAAAAGAAAATTTCCGAAGAGTTAGCAGAACGTGAAGATGCATATGATAAATTGACTATGCAACAAAAAGAAAGACGTAAAGAAATCGCTAGTGCTAAAAGACATAGAGAATTTATGTTGCGTGTACAACAAAACGCAATTAAAGATACTGCTATGAAAAGAAGTTTAGCAAAAGAACCGATTACTACTACTTCTGAAATTATAGCAGATGCTAGAGCCGAAAGAGCAAAGATGGTTACTTCATCTTCTGTAAACAAAGATGCAGAAACTCCAGATTTTACATCAATGACTAAAAAAGAAATTGATTTATGGGCAGAAGAAAACTTAGGTTTATCATTAGATAGAAGAAAAACTAAAGCAGAACTTATCCAAATAATTCAAGATAATCTATAATAACTATTGCAAACCGATTAAAAGTATAGTATAATAGAGGTACTATGCTAACAGAAAAGTATACATACGAACCTTTAAAACGAGTCGAAGTCGATGGAGTAAGACATTATCAAACTCCAAATGGTAAACCTTTACCAAGTGTCACAACTGTACTTGATGCACTCAAAGATAAAACATCATTATATGAATGGCGAAAAAGAGTAGGCGATGAGGAAGCAAATCGTATTACTAAACTTGCCACAGGAATAGGTACTCAAGTTCACTTACATATTGAAAAGTATATACTTGAAGAAAATAGACCTGGTGGAACAAATCTTATTCATCAAATGTCAAAAGAATTATCTGATATTGTGATTGAAAAAGGATTATCAAATGTAGATGAAGTTTGGGGTACAGAAGTTCCTTTGTATTATCCTGGTTTATATGCAGGAACTACAGATTGTGTCGGAGTATGGAAAGGTAAACCTGCTATTATTGACTTTAAAACTACTCGTAAACCAAAGAAACGTGAATGGATTAATGATTACTTTTTACAAGGTTCTGCATATGCGGCCGCACATAATGAGTTATATGGAACTGATATAAAAACTATTGTGATTATGATGATTGGTTGGGACGCAGAGGCAGATAACTTAGGAAATTATCAAGAATTTGTTGTAGAAAAAGATGAATTTGAAAAGCATAGTTTGGATTGGGCCACTAAAGTTCAAGAGTATTTTGATAAATACATTAAGTAATAGGAGTTTTAGATGGCAACAACAAATGTTAAAATTCTACTAAGACGTGGATTAAGAAAAGAAATAAGTGCAGATACACTTGAAACCGCAGAGTTAGGCTTTGCAAATGATTCAAACCAATTATATGTAGGTACTGATGCGGCTATCAATGAAGTTATCTTTGACCCATTTGTAAACGCACACGCAGTAATCCAATCTTGGTTGAATAGTACAGACAATCCAGAACCCGGACTAAAAGTCGATGAAGACTTAGTAATCAGAGGTGTATCAGATGTCGATGCTTTAATTTTAGCAATGAGTAATACGGCCGCTTTCAATGTTCACGAATTTGGTCGACCAAGAAGAAACGTTGAAGTTGTTACAGAAAACTCTTTTAATCAAATGTTTGCAGACCAACATTTGCAATTATTTGATCCAACTACGGGACTACGTTCAAGTCTATTCAATAAGAAATTAGAAACTGTAAATTTACCAGTAGGTGCTTTAGAACCAAACAAGCAACATAGAATTACTGTTTTAGGTGATACAGATTGGAATGCATTATTAGGAACAACGGCTGTTACTTATAATGTAGGTGATACGTTCACTCCAACAACAACAGGTACAACTGTACAACAAGCAACATACGATTATACAGGTAGTGACTTTGCATTAAATAAATGGGATGGAACTGCTTGGCAAACACAAACAGTTGACTTACTACAAGATGCACCTGGTACAGGAAATGTAAAAGCAGAAGTAAATGGTTACGCATATCCTATCGATGCATATGGCAACGATGGTGATTTTGCAGTAGTGGCTTCAACCGCTATTATAGTTTATTATCAAAAAGTCGGAGGTGTTTGGCAGAAGTTAGGCGTAGATACTTTTACTGCACAACCAACATATTCTGCAACTGCACCGACAACTGCACAAAGTGGAATCAGCGGTGACTTATGGGTTGATACATCTTCTTTATCATTAAAATTAGATGGCACAACTGATGTGACAACAATCTATACAGATTCAGCATCAGTTGATAGTGTCACCAATGCACACTGGATCTTATTGAATGAAACTTTAAATTATTTAACACACGGTGTTAGAGATTTATTAGTAGACGGTAGAGCGGATTTACTAGATGGTATTTTCTTAAAATACAATAAAAATACTTGTACAACATTTTTCATCGATTATTCACTAAAACAAACAAATGGAACTGTAACTTATGTACGTGTAGGTACATTGAAAGCAATCAATGGTACTCCTCAAGGAATAAATCAAGTCAAAATGACAGATGACAATACTGAAATCTGGCAAGATGATGGTGACGGCATTGCAGAGGCAGACGAGTTTTCTAATATAGAATTTACTGCATCTATCAATGGTGATGATTTATTATTTGAATATACACAAGATGCAGGTTTTACAACTGATATTAGTTTTACTGTTAAACGATGGACAATGTAAATGCAAGATAAAGCAACTCTGCTTTATGAGTGGCGTCAACTTAGATTAAAAATTCAAAACGATTTTTCTCAAAAGCAACTACAGAATATGATGAACTGGTGGAAATCACTCCAACCAGCAATACACGGTTTTAATTACGATGATATGAAGACTTGGCCTGATGTATGGGAATACATCAATGAAGGATATTATACTCATAGTGGAAATGGTTTAGGTTGTTTTTATACAATGCATTATGCTTGTCCAGAAAGAGACAATAGATTATGGTTAATACACGATATGTATTATGGTGATATGTATCTAGTGACTTATACAGACGGTTTCGTTCTCAATAGATCCAACGGAAAAGTATGTAATTATGAAGAACATAAAAAAGATTTGCATATTATGGAAAAGTATGATACAAATAAGATTATTTCCACATTGAAATATAGGGAATAAATATATATAATGGAAGCAATAGATAAACATTTAGAAAAAAGATATGAACAAGGTTTTGTAACAGAAGTTGAAGCCTATACGTTGCCACCTGGATTAAACGAAGATGTAGTAACAAAAATATCACAGTTTAAAAAAGAACCACAGTGGTTATTAGACTGGAGACTTAAAGCATATAACAGATGGCTTAAAATGGAAGAACCTAAATGGTCTGAATTAGATATAGATCCAATAGACTATCAGGCTATATCATATTATTCTACTCCAAAGCCTAAACTTAATTCTATAGATGAAGTTGATCCAGAAGTATTAGCAACATTTGAAAAATTAGGTATACCAACACAAGAACAAGCGGCTTTGGCAGGTGTGGCAGTAGATGCCGTATTTGATAGTGTTTCAGTTGCAACAACATTTAAAGAAGAATTATCAAAACAAGGTATTATATTTTGTTCATTTGGTGAGGCAGTACAAGAACACCCTGAACTAGTAAAAAAATATCTTGGTTCAGTAATACCAATTACTGACAATTATTTTGCTTGTTTAAATTCAGCAGTATTTACAGATGGATCTTTTTGTTATATTCCAAAAGGCGTAAGATGTCCAATGGAACTTTCAACATATTTTAGAATTAATCAAGCAAACACAGGACAGTTTGAAAGAACATTAATTGTTGCAGAAGACGATAGTTATGTATCATATCTTGAAGGATGTACTGCACCTGCTAGAGATGAAAATCAATTACACGCGGCCTGTGTTGAAATTGTAGCAAAAGATAGAGCGGAAGTAAAATATTCAACTGTACAAAATTGGTATCCAGGTGATCCTGAAACAGGAAAAGGTGGAGTTTACAATTTTGTTACTAAAAGAGCAATGTGTAAAGGATACAAAAGTAGAGTAACTTGGACTCAAGTTGAAACAGGATCTGCATTGACTTGGAAGTATCCAAGTTGTATATTAAAAGGCGATGAGTCTCAAGGAGAATTTTATAGTGTAGCAATATCAACTGGAAGACAACAGGCTGATACAGGTACTAAAATGATACACTTGGGTAAAAATACATCTTCAACAATAATATCAAAAGGCATTTCTGCAAAATATGGCAAACAAACATATAGAGGAAAAGTCAAATTAAATAGACGAGCAGGTAATAGTAAATCTACAAATTTTACACAATGTGATAGTATGTTAATTGGCGATAAATGTGCGGCCATTACAATACCTTACATAGAAAACGAAGGTGCTGGAGCATCTATAAATCACGAGGCAACAACGTCAAGAGTATCAGATGCAATGATATTTTATTGTAGAAGTCGTGGTTTAGATGAAGAACAAGCAACTAACTTAATTGTTAATGGCTTTGTAAAAGATGTTATCCAAAGATTACCTATGGAATTCGCAGTTGAGGCTAATAAGTTATTAGAAGTAACACTTGAAGGCTCAGTGGGATAAATACGTACATAATAAACAATATAAATACGGGAAGAAGGATGTTAAAAGAAAAACGATACGAAGAAGGTGATATTGTTACACTTGTTTTGACTGGTGGACAAGAATTACTAGGTAAGTTTGTTAGTGAAAGTGGAGATTATTTTATTATTAAAAAACCATTAACATTAATGTATGGTCAGAAAATTTCATTTCAACCATTTACAGTTACTGGTGATAGTGAAAACGAAGTTGTTTTACACGCAGATAAGATAGTTTCAGTTTTAAAAACAAACTCAGAAACAACAAAAGCATACACGGCCGCAACTGCAGGCGTGATTGCACCAGAGAAAAAAGGATTGATTACATAATGCCTTTAACTGCTAGAACTACAGATTCTACAACAAATCACCCACCTTGTGGGCCTGGTCAATGTAGTGCAGGATCAAATAATGTTTTTATAAACAATTTGCCTGCATTCAGAGTTACAGATAAAAACACACCTCACGGTTTTATTTTATGTGTACCTCATACTACACCATTATCACAAGGATCACCAAATGTATTTGTTAATGGATTACCATTAGGTAGATTAGGTGACAAGTTTAGTTGTGGTATTGCAGTTGCTAGTGGTTCATCAAATGTAATCACCAACGGATAACACAATGGCAAGTGAAGCAGAATTAGAAAGGCTGTATCAAGAATTTCGTAACGCAGGAGGTGGTGCTTATACTTTCTCTAATACGAATTTAACACCTTCACAATTCTATGATTCAACTGCATCATTAGGTCTAACACCTGCTCAACAGGCGGCTCTGTTAGCACAACAAGAACAATTCAATAGACAATCAGCATTATCAACTATCGCAAGTGAATTGGCGGCAAATAATTTTAGCAATCCATATACTGCACGTGCAGATAATAGTTTAGGTATTATACAAAATTTTGCATTAAATCCTACATTGGCAACCATAGCAGGTATGGCAGGTGCATTAGGAAGTTTTTCTACATTAGAAAAAGCGGCCATATTTGCAGGTATATTAGAGGCAACAGGTGTAGATTTAGAAAAAGTAATTAAAATTGGCGGACTGGCGGCATTGGGTATTGCAATGTTTAATTCTTTAAAAAATCATACTGCTGGTCAAATGAATAATTTACCTCAAACATTATCAGATGCAAGTGCATTATCAGGTATGAATGAACAATTTGGTGAACAAAGAGAAAGTTGTTCTTTTTTTAATGAGATAATGGGAATACTAAGTGGTGCGTTTGATGGTACTATGGATTTCATTGATACTGCAATGGAAAAACTAAATGGGTTTTTGCAACAAACAGGAGTATCTGGATTAATAACAGATATTACAAATGCTATCAATGGTGCTGGTGGGGTTATAGGTGATGTTATCAATGCAGTAGTAAATGCAATAGGACAAGTAACAAATGCAATCAGTGGAGCATTAGGAGAGATTGGCAGTTTAGTAGGCAAGGCCATAAATGCTATTGCTGATATAACAAATCAAATTGCAAAAGAGGCAGAAAAATTATTAAATCTTGCGGCAGAATTGGCAAGTAAGGCATTAGCATTAGCAATGGCGGCGGCCGCATTAGACCCTTGTCAAATTGCAGTTATCTTGAATACAGGAAGTCAAGATATGAAGAATG